TATCAGAATTGGGAGCAGGTTAAAGAATACGCCGAAAGCATTCGTTCGGGTGAAAAAATTGCTTGCTTTGAACTCAAACAAGCTGTTGAACGATTTTTCTTAGATATTGGTAGTTCTGACTATTGGATAGATTTCAAGTCAGCCGAATTTGTAATCAATATCATAGAGAACACGATCTGCCACCAGCAAGGCGAACGTGTTGACGGATCCGAACTTCGCGGAGAACCATTTAAGCTTGAGACTTTTCACAAGTTCATTGTGTACAATCTTGTAGGCTTAAAGCTTGCAGGTACACAAATATGCAAGTATCACGAAGCTTTGATATTTATACCCCGAAAAAATATCAAAACCTCCTTTGCGGCAGCGCTTGCGTGGGCTCTATCGCTTTTGTATCGTCGTTCAGGAAGCAAGTGCTATATTGCATCGGCTGCGCTTATGCAATCGCTTGAAAGCTATAATTTCCTTAGGTACAATGTCCAGCGCATGGGCGAAGATATAAAAGACGGTGGACACGTCAAAATCATTGACAACAACAACGAGCATTCAATGTCCGCGACACTCTCGGACGGTTCATTCTTCATTAGGGCGCTCGCTGCTTCACCTGATACGCAAGATTCGCTTAACGCTAACATTTGTATCTGTGATGAAATACACGCTTTTAAAAGTACAAAGCAGTACAATCTTTTTAAGGAGTGCCAAAAAGCTTATACCAACAAATTGCTAATAGGTATTTCTACAGCAGGGGACAATGAATTGGGATTTCTCGGAAAGCGGTTGTCGTATTGCCGAAAAGTACTTAACGGCACTATCAAAGATGAACAGTATTTTATATTTATGTGCTGTGCGAATCCTGATGAAAACGGCGATATTGACTATACAAATCCGATAGTCCATGAAATGGCAAATCCTGCGTATGGTGTAAGTATACGTCCAGCCGAAATCCTTAACGACAGTTTGCAAGCGCAAAACGATCCTCAGCAAAGGAAGGATTTTTTTAGCAAGTCTTTGAATGTTTTCACGGCTGCTGTAAAGGCGTATTTTGACATTGATGAATTCAGACGGAGTGACAGCAAGTACGACTGGACGCTCAAGCAGCTTGCAACAATGCCGATAGATTGGTACGGCGGCGCTGATTTATCCAAGCTTCACGATCTTACGGCATCAGCGTTATTTGGTCACTACAAAGGACGTGATGTGTATATCATCGTTCCACACTGTTACTTTCCCGCACCACAAGCAGTAAAAAAAGCCGATGAAGATGAAATACCGCTCTTCGGCTGGAAAGATGACGGCTGGTTGACAATGAGCAACAGTGCTGTTGTGAACATTGCAGATGTGGTAAATTGGTTCAAGTCGATGAGAACAAAGGGATATAAAATTCGCCAAGTAGGGCACGACCGTAAGTTTGCACGCCAGTATTTCATCGATATGAAAGCGGCAGGATTTAATATCATAGATCAACCGCAGTATTTTTACAGAAAGTCGGAGGGCTTCCGATTTATTGAAAAAATCGCAAAAGAAGGCAAGCTGTACTATTGTCACGCCGAACCGTTTGAATACTGCGTTCAAAATGTTTCAGCAATTGAAAAAACTGATGATATGATTCAGTATGAAAAAGTACAAAGTTCACATAGGATAGATGTGTTTGATGCATCTGTTTTTGCAGTATGCAGATATCTTGAAAATCTCGAAAAGCAAAAGAAAGGTGAAGATTGGTGGAAAGAATAACCAGATCCGAAAGAATTCCAATAAAATGCATATGCGGCAAGAGAATAGCCGACAGGGACGGCAAGTATCTCTACATATATTGTAAATTGTGCAAACGAATCCATAAATATGAGTTGAAATAATAAGAGCCAGAGCCGAGAGCCAGAGCCACAATTGAGGTGATCCTCAGTTTGTGGCTCTTTTTGTTTTTCAGAAAGTTGGTGATATTTTGGCCAAAAAAAGAAAAAAACAAGCCCGAGATGTTCAGCGAGCGTCTCAGGTCGGACTGTGGTTGCAAGACAGCCCGATAAGTTGCGGCGGTTATACATCTATGGACAAATGTCCTGAGATAGTTACCGCCTGCACAAAAATTGCACAAATGATAAGTACTATGACAATACATCTCATGGCTAACACTGAAAATGGAGATGTGCGCATTAACAACGAGTTGAGCCGAAAAATTGACATAGATCCTATGCCGTATATGACGAGAAAAACTTGGATAGAAAGCATAGTGATGAATATGTTGCTTTACGGCAGCGGCAACAGCATAGTTTTACCGCATACAGCGGACGGATATCTCAGTAGACTTGAAGTGGTAGCGCCGTATAGGGTATCATTTATGCCGAATTTTTCGGAACGCAGTTACTATATCTACATTGACGGTAAGCAGTTTACACCTGATGAAGTTCTTCATTTTATTCACAATCCTGACCAGTACTATCCGTGGAAAGGCAAAGGCTTCACTGTATATCTAAGAGACATAGCAAATAACTTGAAACAGGCGGCAGCCACAGAAAAGGGCTTTATGGAATCAAAATGGAAACCGTCTGTAATTGTTAAAGTTGATGCGCTCACAGAGGAATTCTCATCAAAATCAGGAAGAAAAAAATTACTCGAAAGTTATGTTGAATCTGCCGAAGTCGGGGAGCCGTGGCTCATACCGTCTGAGCAGTTCAGCGTTGAACAGATACGACCTTTGAGCCTTTCCGATTTAGCAATCGCAGACGTAGTAAAGCTTGACAAATCAACGGTAGCTGCGGTTCTCGGAGTGCCATCGTTTCTGCTTGGCGTTGGAACATACAGCCAAAAAGAATGGGAAATGTTTATAAACACCACGGTTCGCGGAATCGTAATACAGCTACAGCAGGAATTGACAAAGAAACTTATAATTTCTCCCAAAATGTACTTGAAATTCAACTACTGGTCACTCCTGAACTGGGATATAAAAACTATCTCGGATGTGCTTCTCGCAGGATCTGATCGTGGCTTTATTTCAGGCAATGAGTACCGCGATCGCATAGGTTTTGAACCAAGAGAGGGACTTGACGAGCTGAGAGTTCTTGAAAATTACATTCCTAATGATATGTCAGGAGCACAAAAGAAACTTGTTCAAGGAGGTGCTGACAGTTGAAAGTAAAGTGCAGTTACGCCAAATTGAAAAGTGATAATATTTGTTGCAATATCACAGGGCAGTTATGCGGAAACGTTAAGTTTTGCCGTACTGAAAACAGGTGGAAACTAAGCGAGAGTGCTATCAACTGCCCGATACCTAAAAAGGAGACAAGGGTATGAAAGAAAATCAGGTCAGAGGAACACTGACAAAGTTCACCACAAGGGAGGACGGAGATCAGCCGATAATCGAAGGCTATTTCTCCGTATTTAATAGCATATATGACATGGGCTATGGGATGACCGAGAGTATTGCTCCGGGTGCATTTTCAAAGTCTATGTCGAACGACATCCGTGCACTCATCAATCATGATTCTACACTGGTTCTCGGGCGAACATCAGCACATACACTTGAACTTCGCGAGGATTCACACGGACTATGGGGACGAATCACTATCAATCCGAAAGATAGTGATGCGATGAACCTTTACGAACGTGTCAAGCGCGGAGATGTAAACCAGTGTTCGTTCGGATTCAACATCGTTTCCGAAGAAACCGAATTCAGAGATGACGGTAGTTGCCATTGGACTATCACAGAAGCTGATGTGCACGAGGTGAGTTGCGTAACTTTCCCTGCCTATGAAGATACTGCTATATCTGCGCGAAAAAATGACCTTGAAAATATTAAGGCAAGAGCCGCAGAAAAATGGCGAAACCAAATGCGTACAAAACTGAAAGGAGAATCGAAATAATGGCACTTAAAGCACTTATGATTCGTAAGAAAATCGCAGACACGCAGAAAGAGCTTGAAGAACTCAGAGCAAAGTCCGCTGACTTTGCCACACGAGAAGCTGAACTTGAAAAGGCTATTTCTGAAGCATCTACAGAGGAGGAAAAGCAGACGGTTGATACTGCTATCACAGAGTTTGATGCTGAAAGAGCCACAAACGAAGCAAAAATCAAGGAGCTTAATGAACGCGTATCAAGCCTTGAAGCAGAACTCAGCAAAGTTGAGAAGAAGCAGGAAACACCACCTGCTGAACCAGAAGAAAGAAGTCGAAAGGAGACCACTGAAATGGCAACACTTGGAACTGCAAGCGCACGTGCACGCAAGCTGTTCGGCGGCATGACATCAGAGCAGAGATCATCAATGTTTGAGCGAGAGGACGTTAAAGCTTTTAACGCTTCTGTACGTTCTTGTATCGCAGAAAAGAGAACGCTGGGGAACGTTGGTCTCACTGTTCCTGATGTATACCTCGGGCTTGTCCGCCAGAATATCGAGGAATACTCAAAACTTTACAAGCACGTTTATGTGAGACCGCTTAAAGGCACAGGTCGCATGACGGTAATGGGAACGATCCCCGAAGCCGTATGGACTGAAATGTGTTCAAATCTCAATGAGCTCTCACTTGGCTTCAACAACGTAGAAGTTGACGGCTATAAGGTTGGCGGATTTTTCAGCGTGTGTGATGCTACACTCGAAGATAGTGAAATTGACCTTGCTGCGGAAATTATCGTAGCTATAGGCCAGTCTATCGGTCTTGCACTTGATAAAGCTATCCTTTATGGTGTAGGCACTAAGATGCCGCTTGGTATCGTTAAGAGACTTACACAGGCATCCGCGCCTCAGAACTACCCTGCTACAGCTCGCCCGTGGGCAGACCTCCATACGTCAAACGTTAAGACTGTATCAGCAGATCTTGAGGGTGTGACACTTTTCCGTCAGATTCTCATCAATTCTGCCGCAGCTAAGAGCAAGTACAGTCGAGGAGTAAAGACATGGGTAATGAACGAAACTACATATACCACGCTGGTTGCGGAGGGCATGAATGTTAATGCCGCAGGTTCTATCGTGACCGCAGTCAATGGGACTATGCCCATCATTGGCGGAAACATTGAAATCCTTGATTTCATTCCTGATAACGTTATTATCGGCGGATATTTTGAACTTTATCTTCTTGCTGAACGCAGCGGTACGAAGCTCAGCCAGTCAGAGCACATCCACTTCCTTGCAGATCAAACCGTGTTCAAAGGAACAGCAAGATATGACGGCATTCCTGTTATTCCCGAGGCGTTTGTTGCTATGGCGCTCAATGGTGGCACTGTATCAGCAGATGCGGTTACATTTGCTGAGGACACAGCGAACCCTAACGCAGCACTCAGCAAGCTCGCAGGTCTCAGCATCAGTGGCGTAACGCTGGGCACAGAGTTTAGTCCCGATAGCACCACATACACGGGTACTACCAAAACGGCTACAGGTACTATCACAGCTACACCGCAGGACGGTTTTGATGCTGTCAGCATTACTTACAACGATGCATACGTCCCTAATGGTGGTTCAGTGAAGTGGGCTTCGGGAGCAGGTAATACTGTAGTTGCATCAGTTAAGGATAGCACAACAGGTACAATTACAAGCTATCAGGTAACTGTCACAAAGTCATAAAATAAAAGGAGTTGAGAAAGCATGACGGAGCAGGATAGACTGCTAATGTTAAAAACAGACCTCGGAATTTCTTCCGAGAAATATGATGTCAGACTTTCACAGTATTTAATATCAGCCGAAAAAGCGATAATTGCCGAGGGCGTTTCCCAATTGGACGATACTGCCCTCGAAGATTGTCAGCTCATCGTGATGTATGCTGCATGGACATGGCGTAAGCGTGATACAGGTGAGGGAATGCCAAGAATGCTCCGTTGGGCACTCAACAATCGTGTATTTGCAGAAAAGGCGGCTGAATCATGACAGACGAAGTGGCAGTGCTTATAAGCTGTGAAATTACGACAAACGAATTCTTTCAGGAAGTTGTAGCTGAAAAGGCTGTGGAAATTCTTTGCCAAAAAGGAAGTATCTCTCAAAACGAATTCTTTTCATGTGGCAGGCAAGGACTAAAACCGAGTTTCAAGCTTGTCGTGGCCACGTGTGATTATAGCGGAGAGGAAGAATTGGAATTTCACAGCAAAAGGTATGTGGTATATAGAACTTATGAGAGCGGCGATTATTCAGAACTTTATTGTACTGAAAAAGGCGGTGTAAAATGAAAGACTTTTCGGAACAGCTTAGTGATACACTTACGGATTTCAGTAAAGATCTGTATACAAAGCTTGACGAAATTTCAGAAAGTACCGCAAACACTTTGAAAAAAGATATTTCAGAAAATTCGCCAATAGGCTCGCGTGAAAAATTGCGAAAATCATGGAAAATAGCTAAAGGCTCATTTGCAGGACTAACACATCATTTTACTATACACAGCAGTGAGTACAGAATTCTACATCTTGTTGAAAATGGCCATGTCATGAGAAACGGTAAACGTCTTGAAGGTAGCCATTTTATGAAAAAGGCTGCCGACAAAATAATTCCCGAGTACGAAAAAGCAGTTGAAAAGGCGGTGCAGGAATAATGATAAAAAATATTGCCGATGTGTTGGCACGCCTCAGTGCCATTTCGGTGCTCCAAAAGCGGATAGCTTACGATCATTTCTCCACAGCTCCAAAGCTGCCTTTTCTTACATACAGTTTTGAACAATCCTCTGAGGGGGCAGATAACTATCATAACCTTTTGAGCACAAATGTAAGCTTGGAACTGTATCAGGAAAGTAGAGACTTTGAGCTTGAAAAGAGAATTATAAAAGCTTTTTCAGACGTTGAAGTAACTACCGACTGTGAATACATTGAAAAAGAAAATCTTTACGAAACGATCTTTTACTTTTCATTCTATGAAAAAATTTAAAGGAGGATATCATGGGACATACACAAACAAAAGAACTTAACAGAATTCCTCTGGGTTCAATGGATTTCTATGTGGTTGAGTTTAGCGGAACTGTTCCACAGGATTCTGCAATTGAAACGGAATCCAACATGATCGGCAGAACCAAGAACGGTGGTACAGTCAACTATTCATCTACATGGTATGAGGCTGCAAGCGATGATGGCAAGGCAAGAAAGCGAAAGCTTACTGCTGAGAGCGCATCTATTTCATATGGCAATATTACATGGAACGGCAACACGATTTCAAAGCTCGTTGCTACAGCAAGAACCTCAGAGGAATCAAACAAGAGAACTACAAAAATCGGCGGTATTGCTAACGACAACGGAAAGCGTTATCTTATCCGCGGTGTTCACAAGGATCCCGTTGACGGTGATGTGCGTATCACAGGTGTTGGCGTAAATACAGGCGGCTGGGAAGCAATTTACTCGCCTACTCAGGAAACTATCATCACGCCTACATTTGAGCTCGAACCTAAACTCGATAGTGACGGCACACTTCTTATCTATGAGGAGGAAGTTGTTGAAGCCGCAGCTGCATCTGAGGCACATGACGGCGTATAAAAAATAAAGGGGCATTTCTTATGATTTGCCCCTATTTGATAGAAAGGCACATTATGAAAGTATTTCCGTATCAAATTCACGGTATTCAGATAACCGTGCTGCCCTGCACTATACGTCAGTATGAACTAATAAAAAATTCATATAGTGATATAGATATCATCACCGCAGCAAATGAGATTATTGCTAACAATGCAGAACACGCAAAGTCGACCGATTCAAAACTGCTCACCATAAAAGAAATACCTGATTTCTGTGTTAAATATATTTTGTGGGCTGAGGGTGAAAAAGCAGCAGATGAAACACTACAAATACCTTATGCGCCAAGCACTGAAAAGCCACCGTATTATGTACCGATAACACGCGACAAGAGAATGATAGCCGACTATACAGGGCTTGATTTTAAGGAAATTGAAAGCCTTGACATTTTTACATATTGGTTATATCTTCGGGATTCTTTTGTATGGTCTCTTAATTGCGCAGAGAGCGGAAGAAAGTATCTTGAGGACGCGTATTACTATAGTACTTCCGAGACGGATAGAGAGGCTTTGAGAGGACTTTTTGGAGGTAGCGAAAATGGCAAGTAAACAGATTAAAGGTATAACGATTGAAATCGGTGCAAACACCACAAAACTTGACAAAGCTATCGGGGAAATTGAAAAAGATTCGCGAAAAATAAACACAGAGCTCCGCGAAGTTGATAGAACAATGAAAACAAGCGGAGAATCTGCAACGCTTTGGAAGCAGAAACAAACGCTTTTAACTCAGGCACTCGAAAGCAGCAAAGAAAAGCTTGAACTTCTTGAAAAATCGCAGGAGCAGGTCAATAAGCAGTTCCATGACGGCACTATAGGTGAGGAACAATATAGGGCATTCCAACGCGAAACAGAAAAAGCAAGGGGAGAGGTAGAGAGATACCAAAAAGGTATTGAAGAAGCCAACACCAAGATACGTGTTCTGGGTGACACTGTAGAAGATACCGGAAAAGACGTTGAAGAAATGGGCGATAAAGCTGAGAAATCATCTGACGGATTCACAGTGATGAAAGGTGCGATTTCAAATGTGATTTCTGACGGTTTTGAAAAGCTTGCCGCAGCCGCTAAAGAAGCGTGGGCTGAAATTGATGAGGGTTATGATACCATTGTCACAAAAACAGGAGCAACAGGCGCAAGTTTACAGGAAATGCAGGACATTGCAGATGAAGTATTTACTTCTTTGCCTGTTGAAATGTCAGATGTTGGAATTGCAGTCGGTGAAGTCAACACGCGTTTTGGTGTAACCGGCGATACTCTGAAAGATTTAAGTAAAATATTCTTGCAGTATGCAAATATCAATGGCACAGATGTTAACACCAGTATTGATGAAGTTTCAGCAGCAATGCGGAGTTTTAATGTCGATGCAAGTGAAACAGGCGATGTTCTCGGCGTTCTGACAGATGTATCACAGAAAACAGGTATAAATACTTCACAGCTTGAAAGTCTTTTAAGTGGCAATGCTGCAACTTTCAAGGAAATGAACCTCTCTATCGGTGAAGCAGCGCAGCTACTTGGTCAGTTTGAGATAAACGGTGTTGAAACATCTACAGCGTTGACTGCACTAAAAAAGGCACAGCAAAATGCGTCGGCAAGCGGTCAGACCATGAGTGAAGCGCTTGCGGCAAACATCGAAAGTATAAAGAACGCAAGTGACGAAACAACTGCATTGCAAACTGCTACAGAGCTTTTTGGCAAAAAAGGAGCAGCCGAAATGACGCAGGCAATTCGTGAGGGGCGTTTTTCAATCAATGATTTTTCCAAAGATATGACAGGTATGCGGCAGACAGTTGAAAAAACTTTTGACGCGACACAAGACGCACCTGACGAAATGAAAAAGTCATTAAACGCACTAAAACTTGAACTTTCCAACATTGCAAACAAGGTTCTGCCTATTGTCGGAGATTGGGTAAGTAAGTTTAATGATAAGCTCCCATTGCTTAAAGAAAAGGTTGAGAAGTTTGAACCACTTTTTGAAGGCGTAGGAAAAGTTCTTGGGGTTGTGATCGATTTAGCAGGCGGAGCATTTAATTGGCTCGGGAACGTGCTTGACGCAACTGTAGGATATCAGGACAGAATTAATGACGTATATAATGATGGCATCAAAAAGGCCGAGGAATACAGCAAAAAAATTGATGAACAAACAAGAGTGACGAACGATCTTGTTGAAAGCACCAAAGAACAAATATATCAGGACGAAAGTAGAATTACTCATACTCAGCAATTATGGGACGAACTTCAAAAGTTGGTTGATCAAAACGGAAATGTAAAAAAGGGGTATGAAGAACAGGCGGCATATATAGCCAATGAGTTGAGCGAAGCGACCGACACAGAAATCAAACTTGTTGATGGCAAAATCGACAAGTATGAAGAACTTAAAGGCAAGATTCAGGAAACCATTAATATGCAGAGAGCGCAGACAATGCTCAACGCAAATCAAGGACTATATGAAAACGCGTTGAAAGGTCAGAGTGAATACGCGCAGAATGCAATGGAAAATCAAAAAGGCATCGAAGAAGCACAAAAGGAACTTGATAAATGGGAGGCTGAGGCAAGAAGAAGTGCGAAAGAGCAGGGTATCGACCTTTCGCAGGCTGGTGTTTTCAATTTTTCAAATCAAAATGGGGGCTGGGAACGAACGCTAAATGAGCAACAATGGAAGGCTGTAGAGGCGGCGCAAGATTCAATTTCAGATTATCGTTCAGCACAGGCACAGCTTGACAAAAATCTTGACTATTATCTTGAGGTTATAGATACCTATGAACAAGCTAACAGTGAAATGCTCGCAGGAAATTATGCAACAGCAGAAGCTACGGCATCAAAAATTACAGGAATATCCCGAGAAACATATCGAGATATCGAAAGCTACAGTGAAGATACTGCGAGCGCATTCAGACAGCAGGTCAAAGATGCTATGGATTTTTATGAAAATGAAGTAAAAGCTAAAGCAAGCGGTGCAGAAAAAAACGTTAAGGATTCCATAGATTCCGCTGTGAAGTATGGTCTTGAAAACGGAATGTCAGGCGCAGATCTGTTAAAAACCGGTATAATTGATACGCTTTCTTCAATAGATAGTTTCAACACTGATAATCTAAAAGCATTCATGGCTCAGACAGGCCTTGATCTCGGCGACATTCTCGGGCAAAACGCTTACGAAACGCTTAGCGGATCAATGCTTTCAGCGGTAACACAACTGTTGTATGAAACTGACAATCTTGTTGTAAATGCCGTGCGAAGCCCCGGCGATGTAAAAATGTTAAAAGAAGGCTATAATATTGGCATAGCGCATAAAGCATCGGGCGGATATGTAGGGAACGGTGAAAGTGCAATTGTTGCTGAGTCTGGTCCCGAGCTGCTATCCATGGTCAACGGTTCGGTCAAAGTCACACCGCTTAACCGTCAGGCGCAGAACACGGCGGTAAAAGGAAGCAGTGGCAAAGTTATGTATCAGAATATCACGGTTAATGCAAATGTCAACAACAAGTATGATGTTTCAAAACTTGCCGAGGATCTGGCTACGCAAAGCAGGAGACTTGAGATTGGAAGGGGGCTATAAAGGTGAGTTACATTCAGTTTAATAGCTATGACAGTAGTGACGACTTAATCATCACAAAACCGATAGTTCGTCCGACATGGGGACAGGCTATCACGGAAACGACACTTCCCGGAAACACTCGGAGCGTTATTCAGAAACTTGATTGCTATGAAAATGCTGAATTTACTATTGATGCTGTTATCAAAGACGCAACTCCCGACAATGTTCACCGAATTTACGCGGCATTGAGCGGCTTTGGTAAGCTTCTTATTTCAACAGCACCACATGAAGAACTCGATGTTTGGATTAAACCTATAACTCCAGAGGCTGTCGCGCTTTTAATGGCGGAAATTAAAATCAACGTCATTGCAAGACCATTTGCAATGGCGCTGATCCCCACAATTACTGCATTGTCAAGTGAATCAACAATCATCAAGAACACGGGTACGGTATTTGCCACACCTACTATAAGATTTAAAGCTACAGCAGGGACAGCAAAAATCATGGTCAATGGAGAGGAATTTATAATTGAGGTTCCATCAGAACTTATTGACAAGGAAATTATAGTCGATTGTGACAATCAGGTGACGTATTATACTGACGGAAGTGGTAAGAATTCCATTAACAACCGCACATATAACGATTATCCACTGTTGCATATCGGAAATAATTATTGCAAATATTCAGGTACGGTTACATCTGCGGAAATTGAGCTGAGAGAGAGGTGGTTATAAATGACAGGAACAGGAACGCAGGCAGACCCGTATATCGTTGACACATGGGCAGATTTCGTGACGGCGGTCGGCAAGTCAGGAGTATACGTTGAATGTGCCGGGGGCGCGGTCTGGGACATGAACGATATTGCGCCTAACGGCGTAGGGCAGGTATCTGTGCTGGCAAAATCAGTCAACGGAAACGGGACGGCGATTAAAAGCATATTTAAAAACGGTGGCGTTGTATTTGCAATAACTTCAAGCTGTACCGTAAGTGGTTTTAATATCACAAGCTTTCTTGTCGAAAACGGGGCAGCGTTATTTCGGATAAGCTGTGGCTCGCGCGTTGATTGCTATTTGCGGAATATGCGATTCAGCGGCATGGTGACAGATTCATATTTTGTGATATCAGGCGGTGAGTATGATAATTCGTATTCGCGCCCGATAGTGTATAATTCATCGTTTAATATTATATTTCAGGGAAATTCAGCATTTTCACGACTGAAAGCAAACAGTTTTCCTAACGCGATAGACTTGTACTACTGCAACGTTAAATTCTCAGGTGCGTCTACCCATACAGGGGCAACAAATACGTCTATCGGATATAACGCAATAGCGTTCCACAATTGCATTGTTACAGGCAACAATCCGTTTTTGAATATATGTATTGACGGGACACCGGCAAGCAGCTATTGGTGGGCGTGGCATTCGGAGTACAGTGCTTTTGATTTTGTATGTGAATCAACACAAAAGATTAACGTGCTATACTCGCAAAATCAAAGTTCTTTGTGCCTGATAAATTCTGATAAATTGAACGGTGCAACCGTGTCAGCGTCAAATATAAAACAGGTGACAGAAGAACAGCTTGGCAACGCGTCGTATTTGCAGTCAATCGGATTCCCGATAGGAGTTGAGTGATATGGCATGGTACATGACTGATAGCGGTTTATACAATGATGAGTTTATATCATCGCCTGCAAAACCGATAGAAAAACCGTTTCCGTATGCGTTGTGGAGAATAGAGGCTTATCGCAACAACGGATTGCCGTTCAACGAATTAATCCCTGACATCTCAGGGCAAATGGATGTATGGAGCTTAAAGCGTGAAAATGTTATTAGAGTGTACGACATTTCAGAACCTCAAACGGGATTCAAGAGCAACGGTCTTGCAATTCTCACACCTGAAAGCTGTACATCTCATCACGACGATGACAAGTGGGACATTGATCTTATTCACCCGATAGATGATTTCGGCAAATGGAAGTGCTTACTTGTGAATAATGTGCTTAAAGTCGACGGTCAACTTTTTCGCATTGATAGCAATGAGCCTTCAATTTCTTCAAATGGTGAAAAAATGACTGTTCACGCAAATCACATTTCGTGCGATATGGCGGACAGGCTGATAACGCTCGGGACATTTAGCGGCGGCACGCCACAGGAATTTATCAACTGGGCGGAAAGTGAAGTCGTTCCGAGTTGGATGGGACATGAGTGGTATGGGCATTATACATTTTCCGGATCAAGCGACATCAATCAAACTTTGGTCGGAGGAGAGTATGTGAATTGCTCACTCCTTGCGGCGTTCATCGGTGCTGACAACAGCCTGATGAATCTAACGGGTGGAGAGCTTTATAGAAACAATTTTTATTTTAGTATTAATCAGCGTATGGAGGGAGCAAAAGACAATGCTTTTAATCTCCGATATTCGCTTGATATGACTTCCATTAAGCAGACTGTAGATTATTCAGATTTTTGCACGGATTTGTGGTGCTATGATAATTGGGGGAATGAATGGGCTGTTGCTTATACGCCCGAAATTTCCGACCGAATTCATCATCCTATTTCTCGAATGCTCCAGTTCAATTACTCGGAGTTTGAAGGCTCAATGGAGAGGCTCATGCAGGACGGCAATGCGGAATGGCAGCGGAGAAGCACACCGAGAGTGACATATGAGGCTGAAATCGCGAGCCTCAAAAACGACCCTCGGTACTCTGACTTCCTGCAACTTCAAAATTATCAATATGGTGACAAAGGCACGATATATTGCCCTGAACTTGATATTTCAACAGAGCAAAAAATCATATCAATAGACAAAAACGAAATAACTGGCGAAATTCTACGTTTAAAGCTTGGCAATCTTAAGGATTCTGTTATCCGCCCAACTTACATGGGCAGTACGATCACATCGGGAACATCTCCCGAAGATAAGCAACTCAGAGCACTACAGAATCAAAACATGGGAACAAGCATCGTGGCGTTGGAACAATTCCCGATATCTGCGCTTGAAACACGCACAATCAAAGTATTGGAGGGCGACTAATGGCAGTAACTTATACCGAAAACTATAACCTTGGAATGCAGGAAAACCACAACGACAAGTTCAGCATGGCGGTCATAACCGAGAACGCAAAAATTATTGATGGTTTGCTTAAAGCACACGAAAAGCATATTGTGGGGTTCATTGACGGGGATTCGCGAAAGAATCTTCTCCCTGTTAACTCTACGAGTTTTACTGCCACAAGTTCAACAAAGTGGTACGAAATTCAGCTCCAGCAGCCCATTCCAAAAGGAAAATATGTGCTTTCTTTCGGCAGCATTTCATCTACTGACACGGATAGTACAACGTGCAGGATCATGTTCTTTTCAGCGAATTGGGCGGACACTCTAACGGACGTTCAGGTTGAACGCGGCGAGAATTTGACGCAGGAAATCACGATTGCAAAAGACTGCACTATCATTCGATTTTGTGCAGCATCAACGGCGACTGGCGGTGTTGACGATACCCTGACGTTCACGGACGCTATGATATGTGAAAAATCTATTTATGATATTACCGCTAAATACGTCCCGTATTCGCCGACATATCAGGAACTTGTCGCGCGGGTGACTGCGCTTGAAACCGCAAGTACAACAACAGTATCAGAGGAGGCAACAGTATGAAATACATAATCATGATATTAATAATCATCGGACTTGCATTAGCCGATTACGTCACGGGATTTATCAAAGCATACTGCAATGACGACATATGCAGCGCCAAGATGAGAAAGGGCGGATTGAATAAGATCGGGGAGATCGTTGTAATGGTGACAGCCTGCGGACTGGACATTGGAATCCACGAGCTGGGCAAGTACTATCAGGCTGTGGAGCTGTCCGACATCGCAGGCATTGTGACGGCGGTTTTAGTTTTCACATATATCACGGTCATGGAGATAGTCAGTATATTTGAGAACTATGCTGAAATTAATCCTGACGCGCAGTGGGCACTTAAAATTATCAAGAAGCTGAAGAACTTCAACAAGGAGGACAAGTCATGAAATACGAGTACAACGATGAAACGCAGCTTTCTGCACATTTCAATGCAAGGGAGTTCCGCTGCAAGTGCGGCAAAACGCATGATACGGAAATTAATCCGAATCTTGTGACCAATCTCGAAAAGCTCTACCATGTGCTTGACTGTTCAAAAATCATTGTCACGAGCGGTTATCGTTGTTCCGCACATGATAAGGCTGTAGGTGGTAACGGCACAGGTCAGCACACCAAGGGCAATGCTGCGGACATCATATGCTACGGTCAGGACGGCAGCATTATCAGCACAAAGAAAGTCGCCTGCAAGGCGCAGGATATTGGTTTCAGAGGCATTGGCAACATCGACCGTACATACACAGCAATACACGTTGACGTGCGCACAGGGGCGAAATGGTACGGCGATGAGGCAGTATGCGGCGGCACTTCGGGTAGTGTGACGGACGATTTCTACAGATACTACTCCACTAAGGGTACCTCGACAGCCGAGCTTCAGAAGATTCTCAATAGCAAGGGCGCTGCGCTCGATGTAGACGGCATTACAGGAGAAAAAACTCTCGCGGAGTGCCACAAGTACACTATTAACAAGGGCGACAGCGGCCCTCTCACCCGTTGGGTTCAGGCAAGGCTGAACGCTATCGGGTTCAACTGTGGAGCGGCAGACGGTATCGCAGGCGAGCAAACCATGACCGCTATACACAACTTCCAGCAGGCGCACAAGCTTGGCATAGGGTATCTCGGAGGCTCAGACTGGGACGTTCTTATATGACAGAAAAACGGCAGGGGATAATTTCCTCTGCCGTTTTTTTGACCATTAAGAGATAACGCATGAAAGTATGTGGGAAAAGATAATAAATTAAAATTTACGTTACCTCTATATTCTATTATACCTATAACCTTTGTAAAGTCAATACCGCGCCGAAAAATAATTGTCGAATTTTGGCGAATATCAAAGGTTTTTGTTTATTTCGTCAGACCAATTCAGCAATGACCACCCCTTATAGGTCACTGTGCCTTCACGGGCTTTGAGATTTCTTTTAATAGTAAAAAAACCGTGAACTATGCGAATGACGTTTTTGTCGGTCAATTCGATGTCAAAAAGTTGCGGATTCTTCCGTACAAATTCCGTCAAATTGGTGCATTCGTAAATTTGTCCTTCTGGGGACAGAAGAACCCATCGTTTGGCGGATGAGTTAGTTTCGTAGCGCCCAGCCTTGGGCGATTTTAACGCAGCGGCTGTGCCGATGGCTTGAAGTTTGGACATATCTCGTCTTTTTGATGATTCCGATATTTTTTGACGTGTTTCATCAGTTACCTTATGTCCCTGCCCCAGCCTACTGCGCCGCTTTCGGCTGCATTCCTTGCTGCAGGTTAGCTTTTTGTCAGACGGTGAACAACCGAATTCTTTACCACATTCGGTGCATTTACGTATCATAACAACACCCCTTCGTGTGTCAGCTTGTACTCAATCAGCTCGACAACATAGCCGGGCGTTTTTCTTCTGCCACTTTCCCAGTCCTCAATTGTGCGTTTGGGGATGTTTAGATATTCTGAAAACGCCTTCTGCGTCATGCCTGATTTGTCTCTCATTTCTTTAATTGTCAT